AGTTATGAGGGTTTGGTGATGGCGAAGACTCGAACTTCGTGTATGCCTTTACATTACCACCACGATATACCACATCACCCATATGTCCCTACCTTGTCAGAGGATTCCTCCATATGGCGGATTGATGTGGGCACTTATCTGCATCGGTTTGTTGATGCTCCGATAGTGTTATGTCAAAGAACGATTCGTATTTTTTTCGGTTAGCGATGTCACCACCACTATTTACATATAGACCTTGCACCACTTTCCCTCCACGCCACTACCTTGAGGTACTTATAATCTCGGCATCTATAAACCTACAACAAAAAATAAGAACGAATGGTGGATGTGGATGGTAATGCTCCATCCCAATGCCCACTTGGGACATCCTAAGGTGCAATTAAAGGCAATCAATCACATCTACAAAAGGCAAATCCATTAGAGAGCGGATTGCCTTGCTTTGCTCCTCCGCAGTCCATTGTGCTTCGCTGATATCCTTTGTGGCGAAGTGCTCAAAGCCTTTCTCCAAGAGAATCTCATACATTGCCTTGCACAAGTTACGACCAAACCTTTGTTGTCCCCTTGCAGTTAATCCCGTAGATGTGCTGTCACCATACCAAACCGAGTCAAGCGAAGTAAGTAAAATGTCTTCGCCATTGTGCAAGGTGATTGAGAAAGCCCTACGCATATCGATACCTTTCCCAAGTTTACTACCTTTGGCAAGGCATAACTGCTGATGCAATCGGAACGATAAGGTACCTAGAATTTGACCAAATGTATCTTTACTTGCAGATACGATGAAAGAACGGCTAAAGCCATTTTGAGCGATTGTGAATTTGAAGTTTTTCATATTGTTTGTTTTTAGTTTTCTCGATTTGATGTGGCAAACCTACATCCGATTGGTTTATCGAGTCAAGCGTTTCTTTGTGAATGAAGGATTTTCTTTGTGAATGAACGATTTTTCTTTTTTGATGACATTTGTATGACATAAAACTAGGTATAATGACATTTGTTGTAACGAATGTGCAGTTATACATTTGTTGTAACGAATATTGTTTGAACGAGAATAAAAAAATTGAGGCGTTTGAAATTTGTTGGAACGAATGTTGTTTCAACGAGGATAGGAAGTTTAACAGATGGTATGTGTAGGTATGGCGATTTGTTTATCTTTTTGTATACGATTGAACGAATGTATACAAGATTAATGCTTTCTATCTTGCTATATATCAGTGTGTTAGGTAGTTCGAATTTCGTTTTGTATTTCGTTCGAATCAGATTGAAGGTAATGTAACTTATTGTAAATCAATGAGTTAAGGATTGACGGAGGGGTGTTTTTTTATCGCCCGTAGTCCCAGAATTGTATCGTATTACCCCCAATACTCACACAAATACTCATTCCATTCGTACTACGCAAGCGTAAATTCTCATCCCAGCAGGGGGGGGGTATTAAATTATACCCGGGGGTATTATACCGCTCGGTAGTATTATAGGCCATTTTAATTTTTAGGCCTCTTTTATTCCCGATAGGGTTTATTTATGCAGTAGGTAGTGCTTTTCGCTACCTTGTGCAATAAATGCACTTTGCTTTTTTTGATTTGGGGGGTAAACTCTAGTTTTTTTGGTCTCAGCTCGGGTTTTTGGCAGACCGACTCAAAAAAACTATAATTGTGCAGCAGGGTACTGCATTAAGTTTCTGGAAAAATTCATGCACTTTTAAGAATAATAGGCGCATCATATGAAAAGTAGGCGCATTTGTATCAAACTTCGAAGAAGTTTAGGCTAAGTTTACTTAGCTTTGCATTATGTACATCGACCACTTAAAAGAGCACCAGTTAATCCAGACATTGATCCGCAGAATCCCTTGTGTAGATCCTTGGACCACAGTTGTATTAAACGTATCTCCAGACTACTCTAGTACCTTTTCAATGCATATGGCGCACCATCTATCTGCTGGGGGCAAGATGCTAGATATGTATCCTGTTGATGTCCCTTTTCCACAAGAGGATAAGCATATGTATGAAGTGAACTTACGAGAGGCTGCTGCACGCTTTCCTGTTCTATACGATAAGATAATCTTATGTGAGGCTGCTGTACTTAGTGGAAATAATTATCGTTGGATTAAAGAAGTACTCCTTGATCTGGGTTATGAGAACGATGATATTATTACAACCACGCTGATACAAAGTGTCAGTTCTATTTTTGATTGTGACTATGTAGGAGAGTATTCTTCTTCTATGCCTGAGTTCTATTATGAGCGGTATAATAAGCATTGGGAGCTATAATACCCTTTAGGGTTAAACGAACGTAGTGAGTTCTGAGACCCAAACGCAAACTTTTAATTTCAAACCTATGGCGATTTTTAGTGAGCGTAGTGAACTAGTAACAAAATAGGAAAATTTGATAATTTTGCGTAATTTTGAGGTATGGCCTTAGAATCCTTACCTAAAATAGCCCCTGCCCTCTTCTCGGCAGAGCAAGATCTGATTCAAATTTATAATAAGAAGAGTGATACTACCGGTGTCATCAATGCTTCACTACTTGGAGGATCTACTCCACCATCTGGAGTAAGTGGCGCAATTCAGTTCTCAACTGGCTCAGCCTTCGGAAGCGATAGCGCCAATCTGTTTTGGGATGATACCAATAATAGGTTGGGGATTGGTACGAATATACCTGTTGGTGTTCTTCACCTTAAAACAGCGGCACAAAACACACGTTTAGCCATTGATGGTAATGCAGGATTCAATAGATTAATTTCGTATCGTACCGCAGGATTACAAAGATTTGGATTATACACGAACAATACTGCCGAAAGTGGTTCTAACGTAGGTAGTGATTTTGCTATACGTGCTTATAATGATGCAGGAACTTTATTAAGTACGCCTGTATTTATCAAAAGGAGTACAGGTAACGTAGGTATAAATACGCTTACAGGTACTGCTAAATTACAGATAGTGGGCAGTGGCTCGACCTCCGCCACGACATCGCTTTTGGTGCAGAATAGTGGGGCTACTACAACTTTAAGTGTTAACGATGCAGGGGAATTGTCTTTGCCATCTATTGCACCCCAAATTACCCTTGGAGGAAATTTAACTATTACAAGTACAGTTGCGCCTACAAGGCAAATGGTTTACGATGTTACTAATAGTAATTTAAGTGTTGTTGCAGTAGGTGGTTTTGGAGAAGGTTATTTTATTGGAAATAGACTGACAACTTCAAGGGCAAGTACAGCTTTCGTTACACCTGCTGCACTCAACAATTCAGGAGGTGCGTATATTACTGCTTATGATTTAAATGGTAATATTGGTATAAATGCGTCAAACAACGGAAATAGGAGTATTGCACTAAGTGGATTAGGATACGCAGGTGCTGTATTAATTGGCAACATAACTACAGGAAACGGAACTGTATATAGTGCTATTTTACAAGCCGACAGCACAACGCAAGGTTTCCTACCACCCCGAATGACAAACGCTCAACGTACTGCCATTGGTACACCTGCTGTAGGTCTTATGGTATATTGTACTGATGTTGTAGAGGGTTTGTACGTTTACAAATCTACAGGATGGACATTCGTAATCTAATTAATAACTATATTTGTAACATCATGAAAGCTATAAAAATCAATCAACCAGTAAATTTGAACAGTGGGATCTCTATTCCATCTGGTTCTATTGTTATCATTGGAGAGGGCTATGCCTCTGTTAAGGATGTAAAAGAGGGGCTAATTCCTGCACAGGTGGCCACCTTCTTATTTGTATCTGAGACCGCAATCCAAGAGGGTAAATCTCCTATCACAGATATCGCAGACTTTAATCCTGTGTTCTCAGGACTTCAGTTAACAGTGGATGCCTACCAGACTAAGAGTGCAGAGTCACTCTTGGTTGAAGCTGTAGAAACTGCTCTTATTGCAGTGTATGGCGAGGAGTATATCGAGGTAATTACTTTGTAATTGCTTCGCAAAACTCACCAAGGTTCGCACACAGTAGAAGTTTAGGGGTTGCCGTAAGGCAGCCCTTTCTTTTTTGTTATTTTTTAACTAACTTTGTTATATGCCAATGAATAACTTACCCCAGCTAGGCCCAGGCGAATTGGAACCACAGGTCGATTTAGTAACGGTGTACCACCAAAAGAGTGGACAGGAGATGAAATTGCAGTTGTCTGCTATTTCTAGTTCCATACCATCTGGAATGCTTAAAACTGCTCTACCTCTGTACTCTACGGCTCAGATCGTAACAGATGCATCTGAGAATGCTTCTCCCTTACGTTTATCCACAACAGATGTAACCAATAGAGGTGGCGGTAGTCTTCCATCCAATACTGCTTTCGGTCTCAGCGCCTTAGATAGTAATACAACTGGCGTAGACAATGCAGCCTTTGGATCATCTGCCTTAACTACTAATAGTGTAGGAGGAGCCAATACAGCCCTAGGACACGAGGCACTGGCCCTATCAACAGGAAATAATAATACAGCCATTGGTCGTCATGCCCTTACAACTCTAAGCACAGGATCTGCAAATACAGCTGTAGGTACTTCTGCCTTACGTTTAAGCACAGGCAGTAATAATACAGCCCTAGGATTTGAGGCAGCAACTGCCAATACAACCGGTCTAGCACTAACGGCTATAGGGTGGAGAGCCTTATACAATAATACATCTGCTCAGGGCAATACCGCCATCGGAAATACATCCTTATTCTCCAATACAACAGGAGCACATAATACGGCTATAGGTTTTAGCGCACTCTTCTCAAACGTCACCACTTCCTTTAATACGGCAATTGGATCTTCTGCTCTATTCACCAATACAGGAGATTATAATACAGCAATTGGTTATGAAGCAATGCGTTATAATACAGCCGCTAGCAATACCGCAGTAGGGTATCAAGCAGGGTTTACTAATACTACAGGTACAGGTATAACTGCGATAGGATATCAAGCGTTAAGGCTTTCTACGGGTGCTAACAACACGGCATTAGGTTTTCAAGCGGGTGACAACATCACAACGGGTGCTGGTAACGTGTGTATAGGTAGTGGTGCAGAACCATTAGCAGCAACCGATAGCAATCAATTTGTAGTAGGTACTGCTGCTATTAACGCAGGTGCAGTTACAGTAGCAACTGTGGTCCAAACTAAAACTTGGGATGTAATAATTAACGGAGTAGCATGTAAAATCTTATTAGCATAAAAAAATCATGATAAATTATACTTGGAAAATTACGAATCTATGGACAAAAACTATAGATGGACAGCAGGATTACGTTGTGATCGCTGCTTATGATGTGACTGGTGTAGATGGTGAATTTTCTTCATCTCTTGACAACACAGCATCTTTTTCTGTAAATGAAGGATCTGAATTTATCCCTTATGCTGATTTAACTGAGGAGATTGTCCTTGGATGGATTCAATCTGAATTAGGCGAAAACGGAGTTCTTTCTATTACTGCTTGTATCGAGGGACAGATTGAGTCTCAAAAGAATCCTCCTGTATCTCCAGAGATTACTCCTCTTCCTTGGAGTTGAACGAAGTGAACCCTTTAGGGTTATCGAACGAAGTGAGTCTGAGGCCCAATTACTTCGTAAAGCTAACTGCGTTAGCAGTTTGACAAGGGGGGCGTAAGCTCCCCTTTTTGTTGCGGAATTAGGAATCGAACCTAACTAGTGGAGCTTATGAGACTCCCGTGCGCACCAGCTCAACTTTTCCGCAATTTAATTATTTTAAAACCCCAGCAGTTTCTATTGATCAGATAGTCTTACTGGGGGTTGTTACTAGTTATGTATTCCTAGTAACTCGATGACCATCGGGCAGATCTTACGGGATGCTGGATGGTACATTGCCTACGGATACTATCCACAGGAGATACAAAGATAGATTTAATCTACCTCTTTCTCAAACTGAATTTCGTGTTGCTGCGAAGGAACTGAGCTTAGCGCAGCGTTTTCATTAATAACCTCTAGGGCCTTAACGATGTTCTGTACTTCTACCAATCCGAAGCACCCCTTTGAGATGGCGATGTTCAACGCCTCTGCGATGATCTGTTTTGCTGTATTTGTTTCCATATGATTATTTATAAGTTAAAACCAAACGATAGATATATCAGACTGGCGCACAATCAAACGATCTGCTCCGTCTATTTCTATTCTCTCTGCGTTCTGCAAGAAGATGGGATTGACATAGACTCCATTGCCGGGTTCTATTCCCACAACCTCGTCTCCCACAGCCAGAACTGTCAAGTTTGACCATTTCTTCATCTCCTTTTCCATCAACTCCTTTTGCAATTTCTCATCTACCTCAATTGTAGATTTCTTAATCTCAGGCAAACTCAAAAGAACTCGCTGACCTCTTAATATATAGTTTTTCATGGTAAATTATTTTCTACTTCATCCCAATAACGGATCATTTCCGTCATGTTTACTCTTGTTACTTTTTCTACTTCGTGTAGCTCTTTCTTTAACAGGCTGATCGAGTACTTGGCTATCTCCCTGTATCGGAAGGTGTCCATCTGGAACTTCATCTTCTTGATGTCCGTTTCCATCTGTTGTGCTTGTTGTTTCGGTGTCATTTTGTTTTTCAATTAAATTTAAAGCCTCTTTTATGGCGTACAAATCAGTTATGCTGAGACCCGTTTGACGTAGCTCACTATCTGCTTCCATATCTGTGATGGCTTGATCTAAGCTAAGTGCAGAGACTGGATAATTATCCATATACTTACCACTAACTATGCTCATCAGTTCCTCCTTGCTATGGCGCAGTGCCCACAAGTACGTCTTCATATACCGCAAGTACTGCTTACCGTCTATCTTAGGGCTTTTGTTTTTCATGATATTCTCTTTTTAATCTATTAGCAATCTCCATTGCTTCCTCATACGTCTTCATCTCCGTCCTCTTGCCAAATTCCCATTGCGTGTGGTGATTCTGACAATAAATAAAAAAATTCTCCGAGTGATTTCTCAAACTCGGATAGCTGCCTTTGGTAATGATATGCGAGACGAACATCCTGGAGAAGACTGGTAGATGCACTCCACATTCCTGGCACTCGTGTTTGCGAGAATTCCATGCTTCCGCATACCATTCGATATCCTTTGTTTTCCTCATCCAACTCTGAAAATCCTCACACCTTTTGCATTCGGCCTCCATGTTACCTTACCCTCTTCCGATAAGATAGTGGTATTGTTGCCCATATAATCCTTAATGAAATTGGCTGCCTCCCTTTTCTCGTCTTCCAAGATGCCAATCTCCGTATTCTTTACCTTGTACTGTAATACGAACTCATCGATCTCAGGCGTACTCACAATCGTGTTCTCCTCAGGGTTCTTATACTTCTCAGTCAAGAACTCAGAGTAGGCCTCTGTGCCATCTGGAGGAGGTGCATACTGCTCGTAGTCCTCTCCTAGCTCTAAAGCTAAACGACCGGCCTCAACACGTGACCAGAAGTCACGGCTTACATTGCCAATCATATCGATCATTTCCTGATCCCTCTCAAACTTATGGACCTTTAGATTTCGTCCGTCCTCGAGAGCAACCATGTAGCCTGTATCAATTCCGAGACCCATTAGGTAGGTTTGCAATTGCAAGTAGTAAGACGGTGGAATACCGCCCTCCCACTGCTTGCTACTCCATCCACTAATCGTCTTAATTTCAATAATAGCTTCCACATTTTCCAAGTTAATTCTACCATCTCTTATTCTTAAGTTTTTTGTTTTGATTTGTAAGCGATCAGGCGAGAAAAAGAGGTGTGGATAATCGGGATTCACAACATACCCAACGGGTTCGTACAGAGTACGGACCTTAGTACCTGCCTCGTAGTTTTTCAACATAGATGCATCATCGCCATCCCAGTACTCAAATATCTCAGCAACAGTCTTTTCCAAAATGGTTCCCATAAACATAGGAATATTTGGCTCCACCTTCTGAGGGATCAAACCAATCTTCTGGTAGTACAGTTCCGCAGGACTTTTCCAAGAGTTAACACCCATCAAGGTACCAATCTCTGAGGCCCCAAGACCACGTGAGCGGAATTGTAACCACTCATCATAAGCCTTGTCCTTATTGATTTGGACTATCTCAAGACCCATGTTTCGAATTCCTGCGCAAGGTGAAACGTCATCTCCTTAACCTCGTCTAGACTCTTACCTTCTAGGTTCATTGAGGAGATTATATTTACGGCACTTTTCAACGAAGACTGCCGAATTATAGACCGCTGTTCCTGCCCATAATGTTTCATATGAGCAGGTTCAATCGTTTTTCCTATCTTACTAGCTAAAGCCATATTATTTATGCCTCTTGACATTTCTAAAATGGAAGATCATCAGAATCATCTACTGACTCTGCGTGTGGATTTACTCCATACTCTCTAACGATATCACGGGGTACGGCCGGAGCTAAATTCTTGCTGAATAAGTTAACCTGATCAACTCTGTAAGCCTCAACCTCTGACCAATCTGTAGAGATTACTTCCCCCTTTTTATTTTTCAATTCTTCTGGAGCAGGGACTCCATCTTGACCTACTTTGTAAGCCCACTTCATAGTCTCTCCATTCTGTTTCAAGAATAAGGCGGATCTCTTTTTATCGTCCACGATTTTCAAATTTGGAATGAACTCTACTCTTTGGTGTGGATCGATTGCTGGGCAACAATGTGCAAATGCAATAAAGTAAGCTGTCTGTTTGCTTGTAGGTTCCTCACCCTTCATTTTAATTTGCAATTGATACATCTGGTCATCTTCTAGAGTGATGCACAAATCTGTTCCATACTTGTGGTCTCTTGTACTGATTCCACGGATGTAACCTTCTACTGAGTCAAATAAGACATAACTGTCTCCTTCTTTCTTTGCAATCTTACCTTCTCTGATGGTAAGATACACTACTGGGGTTGTTTTTTCTTTTAAAGCCATAACTATTGTGGAGCGAATATACAACGAAATTTGGAAATACCAAAAAAAAATATTAAAATTGTATATTATTATGAATACAGAATTAAAAAATAAAATACTAGAGCTCAAGGGCAAATTGCGTAGAGGGGATATGGCTCGTATAGTTGAGCGTACCTCCCCCTTTGGAATTGAGAAGTACGATGTGTACAATATCCTTAACGGTAAATCTCTTATTGATCAGCAGAAATTAATCATCGTCATGCGTGAGGTGATGAAATGCATTCAAGAGAACGAGAAGTATATGGAGCACTTTACCTCTTCTATACAGATATGACCGTAGATGAGTTTGAACAGGAGCGGGTTAATATTAAGAAAAAGGGTCTGAGCCCCTATGTAGAGGAACATATGCTCGCTAAACTGCGACATAAGTACTACTCTGCTCTAGTTGACAAACAAGAAAGGGAGATTAGCGAGAGGTTCTTAGCCAATATTCGTTTCTTGAATCGAATCCATAAGAGCTATATCACATTAGATAATTTGACCGATTATATGGGGGTCAGAACAGATAGTACCTTGCTCCATACATTCACAGAAGGTCGCCTAACAAATTTTAAATGCATCTTATGGGTAGCCGCTTACTTTGGTATGCCATCGGAATTATTACTTTACACAGATTTACAAGCACATGAAGGAACAATCAAAGCGCAGTATCCTGCTCTTTTCAAATAGAGTCCAGGTAAAACCCTTATCGGTTAATCAGGCATGGCAAGGACGTAAGTTTAAATCCCCCTTGTACAAAGAATACGAGAAGGAGGTCTTACTTAAACTGCCGGCATATAAATTAAAGTGGATTGCAGAACCCTTGGAAGTTTCTATGGTGGTTGGTCTAGCCAATATGGCGAGCGATGTCGATAATGTGGTCAAACCCTTTGTCGATATCTTGCAGAAGAAGTATGATTTCAATGATAAATACATCTTTCGCCTCATCGTTGAGAAGCAAATTGTAGCCAAGGGGCATGAATTTATCGAATTTTATATAAAAAAATTGGTTCCTAGGCATTATATACTTGATTTTGAGGAATAAATGTATTTACTTTGTACCTGTCCACTATTACCAATACTAATTTAAAAGACCTTTTTTTGGGTTTCTCGGGCTGGTGTTGGTGCTAGTGGACAACCGGGGAGCCCTTTATTTTTTTAAGTACTTCCCGGTACGGTTCTTACAAGTTCCTCAATCCGGTTCTAATCTCCTAACCGCTAGACAAAAGGGAGTATAATAATTGATACTTGTAGGTAACGGTGTAAGTGGATACCAACTCAAAAAGCCAGGCTATGCTCGAACTAGCACCCTGGGGCTGAAGTGAAAGAAAAAAGATGACGAGTTGGTAAGGCATCATACAGAAGGTAGGAATACTGACCATAAGCGAAGTGCCATTTACGCCAGTTGTTTTCGGAACTTAATTATAGTTGTTGAGGTTATTGTTATTTATCTTCCCTCCTTTCTCTAGATAAGTAGCTCTCTTTTGGTCCTCTTCAGCCATAATGTTAGGTCCCCTATGTTTAAAAAAGAATAGAAAAATTAACTATATGAAAATCAAGCAGATAGCAAAAGTGGAACATCTTGTATTGGGTCTCAGAGATAATTACTACCAACCTAAACATTGTTGGAATGAGCCAGACTATAAGATAACTGTAGCCGAGATGATTAAGAGATACCCCGAGACTGTATTCAAAGAAATAATCATCGGACCCTCTAAGAAGATGCTAGAGTGGGACTTATCTCAATCCTTGTTCCAACAAATATTAAAGACAAAACCAAAATTGATCGAGGAGTATAATAAGAATAAAATTGTGAAATCCAAGTAAAATTGCATAAATTTGTAATAAATGGCATTCACTATAACGGATCAACCTAACCAATTTGTAGCGGAAAGCGCAAAAGACAAAATCTGGTTTAAGAAGAATATTCAATTCATCATGTCTCACTTCAACAAGAGATACGATAGAATTTCTCGAGTTAGAAAGACAAACGATTTAGAAAACCCTATTGATGAGGTGGTGAGAATGTTCACCTACTACTTAGGGCGCCAATACAATAAGGATTACTATTACACCACCCAAGACCAGAACGATTGCGATTTGCCAACGGTGTGGATCAATGGACAGAAAGTTACCTCCTTGGTTGACTACATGGTGGGTAATGCGATCAAGATGATTCAGAACATCGAGCCATCTGTGATAAATAATAGCAAGACGGCAGTCAATAAGAAGACTGAGTTACTCGAAAAGATGTTATTGAAATTCGAGGTGCCTGATTTCTTCCAAGCAATGGAGCAAGCCGGGGTAGAATTTAATCCCGCTGGGCCTCAGAACTTTGAAGTAAGCGAGGACGTACACAGATGGATGGAGTACGACTATAAAGAGCAAGCTGAGGTCTTGGCTCTACGCATGGCAGAAGATATCTTAAATCGTAATTCATTCCAAGAGAAATACAAACAAGCCTTCCTTTATACCTTACTAGGAGGATACGTAGGAATCGAGAATAGAGTAGAGAACGGAAAACAGTACTTCGAGACTATCTTACCCCACAACTTAATAGTTGATAGGGCGAAGGATGATGATTTCAACTCTGATGCCCGTTTCGTAGGTAAGGTGGACTGGTTGAACGTAAGTGATGTTATCGAGAGATACCAAGACTCTTTGACTTTTCAGGAGATCGATGAGTTGAAGAAGATAACTTCAAATAATTTATATCAATTGCTTGAATTAACAACTCACCCGTATGCAACCAATTGGGCCTTCAATATCAATAATCTTCCAACCCTAGCCTGTGTGACTGGGTATTGGGTAGGTATGAAGGATATGGGCTACGAGAAATCAAAAGATAAATTCGGAAATACACACTATAGCAAGATTCGCAATCAAAGGAAAGGGCAGTACTGGACTAAGACAGTTTACAGAGGAACACTAATTGGAAACCGATACATCGTTGATGCAGAGGAGATGACCAATATCGTTCGTAAGACTGATAACCCCGGAGATGTTGAGTTGCCATTAAAAGTATTTATCCCTAATATGGTTATGGGCGAGAATCGTTCTGTTGTAGCTCGTCTGCACCAGCACCAAGATCGTATCGATTACATCACCAATGAGATTACCAAGATGATGAATAGGGCGAAAGGAAAAGTATATCTAATCAATAAACAGAAATTAGGTACCTCTACAGCCCGTGATGTCATCTCTGATTTTGAAAGAATTGGTATCCACATCACTGATGGCTCTGCGACTGGCGAGGACTTTGTTGCCGGGCAGGATGCTCGTTTGGTTGAAGTGGTGGATATGACCCTAGACCCCAATGTTCAATTATTAATTAACTTGCGCAGAGAGGAAGAGAGATTGATGGAAGAGATTGTAAATATTCCAAAGGTTGCCCTAGGTCAACAGTCTGGATACGTAGGTGCTAAAACACAAGCCGGTACAATCGCTCAATCAAACTTGGGAACAACTTATCTCTATCAGGGCTTTATCCAATTCGTGGAGAAGCAATTGTCCTTTGCTTTAAATCAATTTA